CAGGCGCCTCGACTATGAAAGTTACGCTGATCGTGGCAGTGATTACCTGATTGGCGCATGTATCCTGGTACTGGCCGAGCGAGTTTTCTGCCTCCAGCGCGACAAAGACCGCCGGCAGCTCGTTATAGCCATCGGCCTCATCGAGCACCTGATTGGCCGACCAGGCGCGATCGACCAAGCGCAAGGTCGGACAGATGTCTGTATCCTGTAGGCGGGAAACAATGGGCCACAGCTTCATCGCTCGATCTTCAATAGCGTCATCCCATGGCCGTCATCATGCGGAGTGCCAATGGAATAACTTCTGCCATCAACAACCAAACGGTCGCCACGGCGGTGATCGGACTCGCAGTAGTCCGCTGTGAGACATTGCACCATCACCTCGCGCACACCGATCTGGTCATATAGCGCGCTGTCGCGCCAGATGAGAGCAGAGATGGACGACTCGCCACCAGCAGCCCGGCGCAACGTCACCGCCTCGCCGAAGGTGGCAAGGCAGGCACTATTGAGGCCGCTGGCGGCGGTCGCAAAGGTCACGGATTACGCCGTGCCTTCAGCCGGGGAGACGTGAGTCTCGACAGTTACGCCGCTGGCGTGCGTCGATGGCAACTCCTTGCCCTTGTACTGGATATAGACTGCGCTTTCTGCACAGGCGTTACTGGTGTCCTTGTCCACCACAAGACGGACATAACGCTCGCGCGGCTGGTAGAGGTCGATGGCGTAAATCTCGTTGTCATCGTCGGCTGCAACCGATTGGCCCGTGCCCAAAAGGTCTGCAGCATCGGACAGATTCGACGCGGCCCCCTGCTGTGCCTTGATGCTATTGGTCCCACCGGCGGCGATGGTCGCGAAGTGGACGAGCATCAGGACGCCGTCCCAGCCCTGCATGTCGAGCGTGGCCCCATTGCGGTCAGCGGTGCCGGTCGCATAGTCGAGCGCGGTCGTGATCTTGACTTGTTCCGAAAGCATTTACGATCTCCGGTTATGGTTTGCGCGGTCGCGGATTTGGCGTCGGTGCCGGGCGCGGCCGCTCAGGGCCTGGCTCAAAGCGCGGCTGCGCCTTGGGTTCGGACTGGGCTGGCGGCTCGGCTTCAGCTTTTGGCTCCTGGTTCGCTGCCGGAGCGCGCTCGGCCTTTCCGGCCGAAATCAACTCGGCTGCGAGACCATCGCCGATGCTCACCCGACTCCCCGGTTCTTGGCGGACGCCTCCGATGGAGAACGCCCGCACTACGATGACATCCGTGGTCATTACGTGATGCTCGTGGCCCGGCTGAAGGCCGCCGCATAACGGATGCCCACATCCACCGAGTACATCGCGCGGATTCCGCGGATGCCCGCCTGGAAGTTGGCATACGGATTGACCTCGATTTCCAGGACGCCCCACTCCGCCAGCACGGCGTGCTCCCAGGCACCGAAAATCATGCTCAGTGCCGTAACCTGCTGCGATGACATCGCAGTAATTCCGAACAGTGAGCCATCCCAGACGTTTCCCTGCCAGAGCCTAGTTGTGCCCGTACTGGGAAGCTCAGGACGAGCCATGAGCAGGCCAGCGGCGGCGGCCGTGGTCACATAGCCTGGGCGCATCGGCATTACGTTCGCAGTCGCGACGTCCGTCTGAAACTCGATAACGTCGGCCGCGTCCATCGACGTGCCACTGACGGAGCCCACCCCGGTCACATTTGCGATGCCCAGCGGCGCACCGGCAGCCCCTGGCCCCTCCAAAATGGCTGCATCGACTGCGAGACCGACAACCTGTGCCAGGTCGGCCATGACCATGGCCTCCGCGCTCGGGTTCGATTGCAGAAGCAGCTGCCGACTGATCTCGGTGTAGGCGCCGACGTTCTTCGGTGACAAATTGAGCTGGCCGAGGGTCTGCTGGCTCTCGGCGAGGCTCGCCGTATCGGTTGCCCAGTAGGCCGTCGCGGCACCGGTCTGCTTCGGGATCGACACGTTACCCGTAAGCCCGGTCAGCCGCGTTGCGCCGAGGCGCAGGGCCACCGAGCGGTTCCGCAGCAAATCAATCCAGCTCAGGTTGGCGGTCTCGATGAGGTATCCGCCAGCGGAGCCCGGGGCAGTCGCGAGGTCACGAGAAAGGATCTCTCCGGGCACGATGAAGCTGTTTCCGCCCGCGCCACGCTCGACTGGCACCAGCACGCAAGCCTTGTCGCTCGGCAGGAAGAATGTCTCTTCGCCGGGCAGTCTGTTGAGCTTCTGCTGAAGGGTCTGATGGACCTCGTTTTCCAGGCCGGCCTTGGCCGGGTTCTTGTTGGCTACCGCCTCGATCATGCGGCTGAGCGAATACTGCTGGATCTCCCGGCGGGATAGACCGACATTGGATGCGGCCCGCTTGAAGTCCTTGTGGCGCTCGGTCAACACGTCCATGGCGCGTTGCTGCGCCTGCGCGATGGTCGCGCCTTCGAGAATCCACTGTGCGGCCACGCCGTCCTCGATGTCGGCCTGCTTGCAGACGTGCTTGATGGTCTCGATTCGGCTGTCCTCAGCGGCCTTATGGTCGATTCCGGCCTGCACATCGGTTGCCTTGCGGGTTTCGGCGGTATCGCCCGCCTGAGCGGTTTTCTCGGTCATATCGTCTTCCTGTTGCTTGGCGGGGTTCGCCTGGGATTGGCTGCGGCCGACCCCAACCGATTGATCGGCGGGGACGGTCACAAGAGAAATTTCATATGGGGTCCACTTGGTGACGAGGTATTCCTCGCCAGTGTCTTCGCTGTCGCGCTGCAGGATCATGTCCTCAATCTTGTAGCCGACCGAGACGCTGCGCAGGATCCCGTCCTGCACGTCCTGCCACGCCTCCTGGGCGCGCGTCCCGGAGCCGAAGCGCACGGTGGCCCGCCCGCGGCGGTCGCCATCGATGCGGGCGCTGTCCACGACGCCGACATAGTTATCCCAATCGTGGTTCACCAGCAGATTGGCCCCGCCGTTCATGCGCTCCAGGTTCACCGCGTCGGCCTCATGGGAGAGGACCTCGGTGCCCCAATAGCGCTTGTATGGCGCCTCGGAGGAGAACGCGAGATCCACGGTGCGCGCCTCGGTGTCGACCGTGGCCCGGTCGAATGTCGCTTCTCTGGTCTGGTCCTGGTCGCGCAGGTCGCGCAGCAGGTCGTCTGCGGTACGTTTCTCAGGCATGTTTATTCGTCCCCGGGTGGAATTGGCCGACGTGCTTCCGGTAGTGGTTGATACCCAATAGGAGCAGGGGCGCCAAATAACCGCCTAACGTTGCTCTGGTCCGCGGTGTCCCCTGCAGGGTCCGCATTTGGATCGGCATTCGGATCTGCCGCGGGTTCTCCGCCGCCTAGTCCCGGCTCCGGGGCCTCGGCGGCGGCTGTGGTATCGGTATTCAGTCCCAGTGCCTCGAGCAGGTCCAGCTCGCGACGGCGAGTCTTGAGCACGTCCTCGATATCCTGCCCGCCGGCAGTGGCGGCAATGACATCTGTTTTGGTCATGTAGCCCGCCAGCTCCGCCTCCTTGTAGGCTGCCACCTCCTTCGTTGGGTCAACCCATCCCCAGCCGCGGGGCTTGAAGCGGACGGCGAGATAGCGCTCCTGGTCGGCTCGCAGTAAAGCCAGATGCTCGGCGGGCAGGGCGCCAAACGTGGCGGCAGCCGTGAGCCACATGCGATGCAGCGGTTCGCGGAAGGCGCGGATCAGCCATTGCTGCAACATCCTCCAGTGATCGCGATCGTCCAGCAGCGAGAGGCGCGAACTGGAGTAATTGCTCTGGCTATAGTCGCGCGAGAGGCTCTCATAGCTCGCGCCAGCGCCGGCGGCAACCTCGCGGAGCATCAGCCGGATGAATGGGTCAGCCTGGGAGTTTGGCCGATTCGGGCTCCAGTCGTCGAATGACTCGCCGGGTTTGAGGCGCCAAATTTCCCCTGGAGCGATCTCTATTTCCTGCGGGCTGTCCGGATCAGTGACTGGAGCATCTTCGCTCTTGATGAAGCCGACATACATGGCTGCGGCGCGAGCGGCTAGGATCTCGGCTTGCGTGTAGCCGACGATGTCCTGCAGCTTGCGGATCACCGCATGCATCCAGGGCTCGCCACGCGACTGCGGCCAGCGGTCGATCAGATGCAGATGGAACATATCCTCCGCGAGCACGCGCTCAAGATGCGCCCCGGCGTTCCAGTCGTAGCGAGTCTCGCCAGGGTAGAGTGTGTTCACCCAGTAGGCCGCGGGGCGACCCCAGGCATCCTGCTCGATGCCGAGGCGCACCACGTGTCCCGGCTCGACCGCTGGAATCTGGTAGTCGTCAGCGATGCGCTCCGCCTCGACCACCTCCAACGCCAGCGGAATTCGGGAGGCGCCGAAGGGACGGCGGTGGATACGCACAAATACCTCGCCCGCTTCAAACACTTCCCCGATCAGGAGCCGCTCCAAATCGTCGAAGTGCAGCCTCCCAGCGATGTGGCATTGATCCGCCTGAGACCAGGCGCGCCACAGGGCCTCGATGTCGTCGTTGACAGGTGTGCGCAAGCGCCCATTACGAAAGGCTACCGCTCCTTGCAGTCCGATCCCGGAGCCGACCACATTGCTCTCCACCAGCCGGCGGGCCCGCTTGGCATAGGCGTTGTTGCGGACCAGCGCCCGGCAGCGGTTGCGCAATGCGGCGAGCCCAAGCGCCAGCTCGGTGTCCGCGCTTGTGGTGGTAGTGGAGTTCTCTGGGATCAGGCGTGAGCTGCGCGCACCATCGTAGCTGCGCATGGCCAGCGCCTGGGCGCGGGCGGCCTGCTTGGCCTTAGCCTTGTGCTTGCGCTTGGCCATCAGTCGACACTGAACCGGATCTTGTAGCGACGCGGGTCGAGCCCCAGCTCTTTCGCGCGTGCGGCGGCCTGCTCATTGGCCACCTCCGCTTGCAGCCGATAGCGCAGCCGGTGCAGGTCGAGAATGGGGAAAAGCTTGAGTGCCCGCCCCTCGATCTGCACCTCAGCCGCCGTCGGGTCACCGGTGGCGAGAAAGCTCTCGATGGCCGCCAGCGCTTTGGCAGCGGCACTGCGCCCGTCATAGCCGCTGCTGGCGGCAGCGAGGTTCGGCCGCACCGTGACCCGCCCGCTGTCCACCATATAGCGCTCAGCGCCGAGCGTCATATAGGCCTGCCAGCTGTAGTCGCCGGCGGCGTAGGCGGCAGTGGTGGCTGCGGCCACGCTCACCAGGTGATCATCCCCATCTGCCGCTGCGGCAATCAGGATGCGTGCCGCGGATGTCGTCAGCGCGTAGGTGAGCTCCCAGCCGGCGCTCGCAGGATAGTCAGGGAAGCTGCGCGTCCAGGTCCACGTGTCCCCGGCAGTCAGGAACGGCGGCTTGGACGTCGGGACGGCAGCGGACATGCCGCATACCAAAGCAGAGAAATAAAAAAAGTCAAGAGAAAATGCGAAAAATTTAGAGCGCGAGGGCACGTTGCCCGCTTTCACGCTCAATTCGCTCTTTTCTCCGCCGCTGCCGATCTGGCGCGTCGTGGCGGTTATGGCATCGCTGGCAAAGTGCTGCCAGGTTCAGCAGTTGTGACGCTTCCGGCCTGTCGTCATGGATGTGGGCGACAGTCAAGACGACTCTGCTGCCAGTGATCGGATGCGGCCGGCCATTCTCCGCGCCGCACCACTCGCAGCGGTTCCTGGCGCGATAGAAACGGACGAACCGGCTCCTAAGCTTCCAGTCCGCTGGGTATCGGCTTTTGTTTTCCGGTCTTATCGGCATGGTTGATCTTAGATCTGATTATTCGTCTCTCCAGCAGGATGCCAGGTATCCGCGGCGACCGGCTGCGCGACGGCTCCTGATCGGAGTCTGCAGGGCGAGGCCAACAGGCATGTCGCGAGACAGCCGGCTGGCCAAGGTCTGCGGCAGAATGCCATGGTCCCGCGCCAAATCGGACAGACGCCAGGTCAGACCGAGGTACTCAATCTCGCGGATTTTCGGCATGAATCACCACTCTCCAGGGCGGTAGCGTTGTTTCGGAGGCAGTCTTGGCGATGGTTTCTGCACCGGAGCCGTCTGTTTTTTGCGCTCCAGGCTGGCTCCTGATAACAACAGCGCTGCGTAAGCATAGACACGGCAGTCGCGCGCCTCGACCGCCTCATGGACCTGCTGCCATGCCATCTGTACGCGGCCCGATCTGGTCTTGACTGGCATCAATCGCTCTCCGGTCAACTGGTCGAAATACTCGCGTCCTCGTCCTGTCGGGAAGTGGCAATACCATGCGCCTGGTTCTGTTTTCGCAAGCGCTCTGTCGACCGTGAGCTTAATCTGTCCCACGCCGATTGACTCCGGAGGTCTTCCATCGCGCATGCGTTTTGGGATGCGCCGCATGCGATCCGCCGCGCTTCCTGTCAAAACATCGGCCCCGAAATTGGATGCGCCCTTGATAGGGTAAACGTAACGATGATGCTGAAGGCGCACCCAGTCGTAAACGTGACGGGTCCAGTTCCCGGAGTCGATCGCAAGCGCTGTCGCTGGAAGCTTGGTGCCGTCGGCATAGGACCATGGCCGCTTCCACAGCTCAACGAGCTCTTCCCATTCTTCCGGCTGAGTCGGGTCTGCGAGCAGGACGGCATAGGCGAGTGACCAGGACTCATGGCCGAGTCCCCAGCCGACAACCTCCGCCTCGAGACGGTCCTGTTGGACATCTACTCCGA